GTCTCTACAACGAGATATATCGGCGTGGATCTGTCCATCTTATGCCTCCAAGCCGTAACCGGTACACGTTATGAGCTGGGCCTTCTGCTCATCGTAGGACGCTTTGAGCCGGTCATAATCGTCCGGTTGCCCGAAGTGGAGCCGGCAGTAGGTGATGATGGCGCGGATCAGCAGCGGGTCGGTCGTGGCGCTGTCAGCCGGAACGCCGACAATGCCAAGGTCGCCGCAGGCCGCGTTGATAAGGTCGGTTATCTCGGTGTTGAAATCGTTGGACACGACCCGAAGCGCAACCTTTACTTTTTCAAGCATACGCCCACCTCCATGTAAAGATGGAGGAGCCAGCTCGCACCAGCTCCTCCGTTGCTGCTTTAGTTGATGTAGGCAGCGGCCTTCACCTTGCGGAGAGTACCCTCAGCGCGGAGGTAGGAGCCGATGACGAAGCAGGCGTTCTTGGCATCCCGCTGAGTCTCGACCATCGTGTCATGGATGATGTTCAGCACGAACAGGCCAGGATCCACGATGGTGACCTTGGTGGCGGCGTTGTCCAGCCGGACTTCGATGCCCAGAGCCGCGCCCATGTTGAAGGGACTGCCCTGCTTGATCGCGCCGATGATCTCATAGTAGGAGGCGGCGGGAGCGTACACCACAGGACGGCGGGCCTGCTCGGCAAGGGCCAGCGCGGCCTTGACATCGGCGTACAGGTCGGAGGTGGCGGTCACCTTCTGACCGTTGCCTGCATCGGACAGGATCCGGGCGAACACATCCTTGGCGAGCGCGTCACCGAGAGCGTCCGCGACTTCCTTCACCAGGAACGCCTCCATAGCGCCCTGGCTCATCTTGGCCTCGGCGTAGGACAGGGTCACGTAGGTGTGGTAGTCAGCACCGACCAGCACCACATCCACGCCGGTCATGCTCTGCTCGGAAGAGGCCGCGCTGTCCATCTTCTTGGTCACAGCGGCGGGGGTCATCCGGGTCACCTTGATGGCGATGCCGGAGCGCAGGATGGCGACATCCCGGAGGATGGGGTGGTCATTGCTGATCTGATCCCAGATCTGCTCGTCCAGGGCGACAGGCAGAGCGAGGCCGTCACCGTAGGCGCTGTTGTCCGCCAGGATGGCACGCTGCTCGGGAGTGGCACGACCAACCAGGTTGGCCATGAAAGCATCACGGTATTCTTTGGATTCGGTATTGAACATTTCTTTCTTCTCCTCTTTTTCTTCGTTCAGGTTCAGAGTCTCGATTTCTTCTCCGTCACCGTTCTTCACGGCTTCACGGATCTCGTTCCGCTTGGCTTCCTCAGCCTTGCGGCTTTCCAGTTCCTCGTTGATGGCGCGGGCCTCGCTCTCAAGCGCGTCCAAGTCGGCTTCGGGAGCATCGATCTCGGTCGCGATAGCGGCGCGGCGTTCCATCAGCTCATCAACGCTCATGTCTTTGAAATTCATTCAAAGCACCTCCGTCAGTATTCTGATTTTCTGCTTCCTCCGCTCAATTTCGCGAATCCTGGCTTTTTCGCTCTCCAGCGACTCCTTGGCGCTGTCCAGCGCTTCGGAAAGGCCCCTCGCCTGAATGGAGGTCTGCGAGTATGCCGGGAACGTGACAGCGCTCACCTCATACACGCGGCGGATGGACCGCACGTGCCGCACAGGGTGGTCGGTGTCAACATCGTCCCAGCTATCCTTATCCACCGTGAACATGAAAGACATCCCATCGATGTCGGACCGTTCAACGGCAGAGTACAGGCTCTTTGCTTCGTTGTTGTTCTCGGTGTCGAGGTCGGCGCGGATAACAAGGCCGTCATCGTCCACCGTCAGCTGCATGGTCGAGTTTTCCGTGTTGTTGCGGCTCCTCGCGAGCGGTATCATGTCCACGTTGTGGTTCACCAAAAGGCGGACATCCTTCAGGTCCGTGGTGTCCAAAGCGCCGCGCTCGATGACCTCGTCATACCAGCCGAGATCCGTGCGCTGCCCGAAGACGATGGGCCTGCCGGTGATGACGCGCCCCCGCTCGTTCTGCTCTGCACGGATTTCAAAATTAAAAACGCGAATTTCTTTATCCATCGGTTTTCTCCTCTGCGTTGTAGTATTCGCCGCGAATGATACGGACATCACCGCCGTCAACAGGCGGCAGGTTCCATATCTCGCGGACATCGTTGATACTCATAATGCCCCGGTCGAGCATCTGCGAGGACACGTTCAGCTTGTCTGCGTTGCTCAGGTACTGCAGCCGGTTCGATGTCGCCATGACCCGGTTACCTTCGCTCTGCTCTCTGAGCGTGAACAGCATCCGCGTCATCACATCCGAGAACTGGATGGCGAACGGTTCAATGGCTCCTTCATAGAACGCCGCCCATGAGTCGCCGTATGCTTTGTTCTGCAGGATGTCCTCGTTCACGCCGAAGTACTCAAAGACATTGTCCTTGATGATCTTCATCTGATCAGCGTCAACGGTGAACGGTTTGCTGTCGACCTGCTTGATGTCCTTGTAAGTATTGGGGAACAAAAGCAGTCCGCCGCCGCCGGAATCACGCGAAAAGTTAGTCTTGCTGAAGCGCTCGCGCTCCTTCTTCAGGTCCTCGTCCTTGGAGAAGTTCGCAAGCGTGGCGTAGAAGCGGTAAGTCGCCGAGGACTTTACGCCCTCTTCGATGCCCTCGTTCTGCGTGTGGATGAGGCTCATGGTCGGGTTCAGCGCCGCGTTCGATTCGCCGAAGAAGTCGCTCCGGTACTGGAACTTCGTCATCACGCCGCAGTACGAAAGCTCAAGGACTGCCTCGTTGCCGTCAGAGAACTTGTACTTCAAGTACGGCACGCCCTTGTACTGCACGACCGAGCAGCGCTCCGGAAGCGGTGCGTAGATGCCGGACGGCTCTCCGTACTGGTCGTATACCGGGACGAGGAAAGCCGTATTGTGAACATCCAGGCACGTTGACAGCCGGTAGAGCAGCTGCCCCCAGGTCTGCAGCTCGGACGGACCCTTCGCCAGCTTGCGCTGAAGCGCCGGTCTTGCGCTGCCCTGCGTGGTCACGCTCAGCTTCGATATGTGGGTCGCCCTTGCGTTGATAGCCGCCCTGATCAGCTCGCTCTCATACAGGCTCTTGTCCCACGAAGTGAAATGCGGACGGTATCCGTCCAGCATCTTGAACTCGCCCTCATACCTGCCGGCAGGCCTCGGACGGTTCTTAAAGAGAAAGTCGAAAACTCCCATGCTTTAACCTCAGTTCTGTAATTGATACCCAATATCTCCCCACCACTTCTGCCTCACAGTCATGGCATCGAGCAGCGCCGCGCATCCATCAATGTGCGCCGAAGGGTTCACTTTGACGAGCTTGCCGCGCCCGCGCTCGGTACTCATTTTGATGGCAGAGTTCAGCAGGTGGATCTTCAGTAGGTCGTTGTCTCCAATGTGTATCTTCCCATCCTCCAGCAGGCCCTCCGTCTCCTGGATCACGCCGTACAGGTTCTCGCCCTGGAATACATCGTCCATGTGTACGCCGTACGCCGTCAGATCCTGCACCAGGTACTGCGCCGAGTAGCGGTCATACCCGCACTTCAGCGGCAGGATCCTGTACTTCTCGACCAGCTCCGTCACCCAGTTGAAACAATCGTGATAGTCCACGAAGTTGTCCCCGCTCGGCTGAAGGAGTCCGCGCTGGATGTACGCCTGATAAGGCAGGCCGTCTCGCTCTGTCGCCTCGTCAATGCGCTCAGCCGGCAGGAAGAACTTGGCGAACACGTACAGCTCGCCGCCGCGCTCGATCACGCACACGCACGCCGTCAGATCTCGCGTCTGCGAAAGGTCGATGCCAAGGACGCAGTAGGAATCCGTGAAGTCTTCCAGGCGGAGATGCTCGCCGCACGCGTGCTCAACGGTGGAAGAAGACAGCCATGCCAGCGAGGAGTTCTGCTTGATGTTGCAGTACTTGCACAGGAACTCCGCTTTCTTGCTAAGGCTTCCCTCCGCGACCGCTATCTCCTCCAAGAGGTAATCCACGGAAACGCTCACGCCCAGGTTAGGGTTCGACTTGTGCAGCTCGTTGATGTCGTTCCACTTCTCGACATCGTCTATCATGTACAGGAACGGCAGGAACCGCGTCTCCTTGGAGTCGCCCAGCAGGAACCGCGTGGCGCGGAGCATCAGCTCGTCAAAGATGCCGCCGGAAACGTACCCGGCAGTAGTGCAGGCGAGCAGCCGGCTGTCAGGGCGTGCGCCCATTGCCGACTTCATGACCTCGTATGTCTTCAGGCCCTTGTCGCCCTCCCATGCAGCTACTTCGTCCAGGATGGACAGGGAAGGATTAAAGCCATCGGAGGACTTGTTGTTGAAACTTATCTTCTTTACGGTGCAGTTCGTGGCAGGGATGTATATGTCCGACTTCCTGTGCCGAGCCATCATCGAATCGTCAAATATCTTCCTGTGCTGAGTGTCCGTCTCCTGGGACTTCTTCTTCATCTCCTGCCATTCCGGATCCAGCTGAATCTGCTGCCAGATGGAGTTGTAGATGATGTCCGCCTGGTCGAATTTCGGAGCCATGCAGAAGACGCGCTCGCCGAAGCCGCCATTGCGAAACGTAAGGTTTCCGTCAGCTGCAGCTTCAAGGCTCTTTCCGTTCTTCCTGGCTACGACCTCAAATATCTCCCGGAACTGCGGATTGCCGTCTTTGTCCAGGATTCCGTACATTGCCGATGTCTTGGCTTTCTGCCACACTTCCAGCTTGATAGGACCAGGCGCGAGCGGTCCCTCTGTGTGGAAGCAATGCTTTTCCTTCCACTCGATAGCCGCATTCGCTTTCTTTGCATCAAAAAAGAACCGCTTCTCATGTATGCCGTTGACCAAGTACTCATACAGCAACTTGATCCAGCGGCCCACGTTGTAGGTTCCGTCTTTGATGCCCTGGTAGTATGCGTATATCCAGTTAATTCCTTCTTTCTCGTTCTTTCTCATGGTATGTCTCAGTAAGTCTCGCTAACGCGCGCGAAAGAGAGCTTGAATCGAG